AGACTTTTTAAGTGGTAATACTGCAACACTAAAACTTCAGCAAGGTGATGGTACAGTTTCAACAGCAGGTGAAATGAACATAGAATGTGAGATATATTCAACAGCAGTAAATCTTGATCCTAATGCAGACACAGGTGCAGTAATTACAATTCCATTTAAAGTAGTACAACCTACTTCAAGTGGTGCAGCATCAGGTACAGCATTTAAGTTTGAGTATGTAGATTCAACCCAAGCAAGTGGTTGGTAAGGAGTAACAAATGAAGGTTAAAATGTTCGATAAAGAATGGGAAGTTAAGGATATTAACTACAAAGAAAGGCGAGAACTATGGCATTTAAGTCTAAGTTCTTTTGCTGGAACTGAAGTAGTACACGATAAATACTTCAAAATGATTAATAAAGTAGAAGAAATATCAGGATTATCTGAAAAAGATTTTGTTCATAAGGATAAAAGTCTTTTAACGATGGCTGAAATTGATCTATTGCTTCAAGAAGTATTTGCTTCCTATATGGGTACTGAAAAAAAAGACTCATAGGACTTTGTAGTTATGTGTGGTTTTCTCAAATGGGATTCCCACACATAACTTTAGAGTTTCCATACAAAAGGCAAAGTCCCTTAACTAAAAAAGTTAAGACTTATGAGAACTTAGAACAGGTATGGGAAGAAATAGAGATGTTAGTTGAGAGCTGGCAAGAGAGTCAATTTTCTCTTGGTAGAAATCTTTACTTCCATTTACCCTTATTTATGAATCCACAATGGATTGTAGATATTGAATATCAAATGATATTAAAGGAATATAACTGGATTAAGGATTTTAATATTCCACTTGCAAGTACATTAGATGAAGTTATTGCAAGTAAATTAGATGAATTTGATGTTATAAATAATGAGATAAAATCAATTCAACTTTATATGGGCGAAAAAAATGGCAGATAAAAGAATAAGACTATTAGTACAAGCAGAAGTATCTAAAGCTGTAAGAAATTTAAATAAGTTAGAAAAAGAAACTGACGAAACAAAGCAATCGGCATCAGAATTAACTTCTACATTTAAGAATTTATTTGGTGCAGCAGTATTAGGTGCAGGTGCAAGAAGTGTTATACAAACAGCAAGTAATTTTGAGAGTTTACAAGTAAGACTTGTTGCTTTAAAAGGAAGTACAGAAGAAGGTGCTAAAGCATTTCAACAATTTACAAAGATTGCAGCAACCACACCATTCCAAGTACAAAATGTAGTAGAAGCTGGTGCTACACTTGAAGCATTTGGTGTAAGTAGTGAAGATTCTTTAAAATCTATTGCAGACTTAGCAGCATTTATGGGTACAGATATTGTAGATGCAAGTGCAGCATTTGGTCGTGCTTTTGCAGGTGGTGCTGGTGCAGCAGACATACTTCGTGAAAGAGGTATTTTACAATTAATAAAAGATGCAGAAGGCATAGAAGATTTATCTAAATTGACTTTACCTGAATTTAGAGCAGCATTAGAAAGGGCAATGACCGATCCTGATGGTAAGATTGCAGGTGCTACTGATTTACTTGCAGCTACTTTTAGTGGTAAAATTTCTAATATGCAAGATGCTGTAGATCAATTACAAAATTCTATAGGGCAACAATTATTAGGAGATTTAGGAGATTTTGCTTTAGTAGTAAGAGATTCAGCAATTAGCATGACTGATTTTGTTGATAATTTATCAGAAGAACAAGTAGGAAATATAAAAGAATTTGCTACAACTATTGGTGTAATGGCAGCAGGATATGGTGCTTTAAATGTTGGTATTATGGTTTCTAATATATCGCTTGGATTGTTTACAAAAAGAATAGCATTTTTCTTAGCAGCATTTGAGGGTATAAATACAGTTATTCGTAATTTGACTCTTGTTCAAGAAAAAATAGTATCTGCAAGATTAGCTATGGCTGAATTTGAGTTAGAGCAAGACAGGAGAACACCTAATCTCATTTTAGGAGATCAAGAATCTTTACAAGAAAGAGTTGATTTCTTTAAAGAAAAATTGTCTGAATTGCAAACCAAAAATGAAAACATATCATTTGAAAAAGGTATGTTCACTAAAATACTTATGGGAGATGAAGAAGTAAGTGTTGATGACATAATAGAAGATATTAATAAAGTCAATGAAGCAACACAAAATATGGCAAACACAACAAATGAAGCCAATAAATCAACAGAAGATGGTAATAAAAAGAAAAATGAATCAAATAAAAAAACCTTAGAAGAACAATTAACAAATTTGGCTACCGAAGGTAAAATAACAAAATCAAATGCTATATCTACAATACAAGCTAAATCAAAAGAATCAGCAGCTTCATATATTGCAAGTATATTCAAAGGAATTGGATTTCCAGCAAACATTGTTTTAGCAGGATTAGCTACTGCAGCTATTGATAAATTGTTTGAGCCATTGACACAATTTCAAAGTGGTGGATCGTTTATAACAAACAAAAGAACAACCCTACCTATTGGAAATGGAGTAGTAGTTGGTGATAATGCAAGTGGTATGGAACGAGTAGATATTACTCCATTACCAAGTCCTACAAGTAGTGGAAACAACATCACAATAAACATATCTGCACCATTAGTAGATGAAACAGTAGTAGATCACATTATACCAGCTATAAGGAGAGCAGAAAAATTAAACTTATGAGCAATGTAACAAAATCAAGTGCTTTTGCATACATACCAAAGAAACTATTTGGAATGAAAAAGAAAAGCATAAAACAAAAACTAAAACGAATACCTAAACTTAAATTAAGGAGATACTAAAGTGGAACTTGGAAAAGGAACTAAATTCACATTAAATATTGAAACACTTGTCAGTATTGGTGTAACAATATTTATGATAGTTGGTTTATGGTTTAATCTACAAGCAGATATTGAGGAAGCTAAGAAATTACCTGAACCACCAATTAGCAGAACAGAATACGATTTGAAAGATCAGATGATTCGTAATTCTATTTTAAATACTGAAGAAAAAGTAGAAAAATTAGAAGAAAAAGTAGATGACATTAAAGACGATACAAGAAGTATTAATGATACTTTACTGAAAATGAATAATAACTAATGAGGATAGATTATGAAAAAATGGATACTATCATTGTGTATATGGCTTGGACTATCTACATCTTGGCTGTACTCGCAATCAGTCAATTTGGATAACTTCCAAGATATTCAGTTAATGAAAAATGAATTTTGTGCTGTAATTGAAATAAATGCTTCTTGGAATTGGGCAAATAGGATACCATTAGAAAGAATAGATAAATGTTATACTGGATATGTTGATTTATCTAATAAGCAAATCGGTGCAGTCATTCAAAAAGAATGGGACATCAAAGTAGTACCTACAATTATCATATTTGAATATGGTGTAGAGGTAAAACGATTTGAAGCAGATCTTTCTATGAAATTTAGAGAAGATGAAATCCTGAATAACATAAGAAGGGAGATTGGTCAATAATGCCTAAGAAAAAAAGAAGTTTTAGAAAAGTAAAGAAAAACAAGGCAGGAGTACCTTTAAAATATCTTTCAGGTTCTAAAAACAGAAAGAAATCAGAAAAAGAAATAAAGAGAACTGCTAAACTATATAAGGCAGGTAAATTAACACCTGCTATGTTTGATGCAATAAGTAAGAGGAGAGCAGCAAGTGGCAAGAAAAAGAAAAAAAGGTAGAGTCGGTGGAATGTCATCTGTTATTAAGAAGTATGCAAATAGAGGTTTTTCTGCTACTACTTTAAGAAAGGTTTATAAAAGAGGTTTAGGTGCTTATTATTCAAGTGGAAGTAGAGCAGGAGTATCTGCCCATCAATGGGCAGCAGGGAGAGTAAGAAGTTTTGTAACAGGTAGAGGTGGTGCAAGAAAAGCTGATGCCGACTTAATAAGAGGGAAAAGAAGAAGAAGATGAGTTTTACAAATACAAACTATCAGTCTAAGCTATCACCAACCATGACCGAAAACTGGTTGGTACAAATATTTAAAAATACAACTTCAAGTGTATCTACAACTGATACTCCTGATTTTAGGTTTAGTTTTTCGGAAACTACATATAATAGTCAAAACTATTATCCTGCAATCCTTAATAAACCAAGTATATCTTATTCACTTGATCTAAAAGGATTTACAACAAAAACTGGATCAGTAACTTTGAATCTTGCTAATATAAATTTAGATGGAACAACTTTATTAGAACTATTAGGAAACGATACAATCAATGGGCAAGTTAATATTATATCTCAAATTGATAATGATAATACTGCTGCTAATG